GTCTGCTATCTTTAGGTAGCATATGTGTACGATTATTATATAAATCCACACTGACAATTTTTGCATTATCGAATCTACTATCTTCAAGAATCGATTCACTTAGGTGATATCCAATAAAACCATCACCGCCTAAAATTAAAATATTCATTATATCCTCTCAAGTCGTATTTTACTATTTTTCTCTAAAACATTATATATCATCTTACCTAAATTATCCTCAGAATAAGATGTCATAACAATTTTTTGTTTAGAATCTTTTTGTTTCATTACTACGTTATTATATGCTCCAATTTTAAAGGTAGCATCATAAAGACGAGATTGAATTTGTATTTTTAAAATCCTATAAGGACTTTCAACTATATTATAACTAGATATATCATCTATGTTGTAGTTACCAAAATTACTGTTATATATTTCTGTTTGTTTCTTTCTTAAATATCCATCCAGCGATGATATATGATATAAAAATTCAGAAACATTATCGTTTTCAATTTTCCAGGTGTAGGTACATTTATATACTTGATTAACATCCTGCGAACTTATGAAAAGATCAAATATGGAGGAATATCTATGTTGCGATAATACATATGAGGGAATATTGCCTACCAGTTGTGTTGCTTGCTTTCTTTCTTCAGCATTGGAGAATCCCTTCTCCACAAATATCTTAGTTGGTCGTAAATCTAAACAATGTTTTAGATCGCTAAGATGCGATTGTGTTGCTGAGGCAATAAAGACAGGCATATCCCGATAAGAAGCATTTTTTACTTCGTCTCGGGATATTACTTCTGGCGATATTCTGCTACCTACGTAAACGGGGGTAACTTTTAGCGCATTTAATTTTGAACCAATAAGTTGTGCCCATTTACCAGTACCATAGATTATTGCATACAGATTATTTCTCCAGTATGGCCACGTTCTACTAATTTTGCTTTAATGTCATCAAAAACATTCCAAGCAGTTACCACAACCAACGCATCTTTAGGCATTGTTTCTGGATGCTTAATTAAAACATCTGTACCGGGGAAATAATAACCCTGTTTCAGTTCATTGTCATCGACAACACCAATTAATTGATTGTTAATCATACTTAATGTATACAATGCCGTAACTGCTTTTGCAGCAGCACCATATGCGAAGAACTGACGATCGCCAATTAAAGCTTTCATTTTATCTTCACGATCGCTAATTAATTGTTCAACATCCTTTTTAGATTGTGCCCAATTTACTTTAGGTTTCGGCAATTCTATGTTAACGTGAGGTAATACTTTTTCGGCAATTAATCTAAAACTAATTCCATGTGTATTTACAGGTTTAACTGATATAACTTTTAGATTTGCTCGTTGAAGTAGTTTAGCAAAAGAATAAGATGAATAGTAATCTATATGTTCGTGATAGACATTGTCTAAGAATTTACCATTAATAATACCTTCTTGATCGCCGCATTCTACAACTAGCTTGCCCCCGATACGAAGAGCTTTAGTAATGCCATTAACAACATCTAATGTATTTGGAATATGTGCAAGTACGTTATTAGCGCAGACATAATCAAAGTAGCTGTTCCATTTATAGTTATCAACCATTTCGGATGTAAAGAATCCTATAACGACAGGAATACCTTTGTCATTATGTTCTTGAAGCATATGCTCAGATGGTTCAACACCCGTTACTCTGCAATTTTGCTTTTTAAACTCTTCTAATAAGTATCCATCATTACTTCCGATTTCCAATACTCGACCATCAATACCAAATCCATATTTGTTAACTATATCTGCAGCATACTCTTTAAAATGTTTTCTAAAAGATGCAGATACGCCAGACTTATACTTGTATGTAGAAAACACACCATCTGGATCAGGAGCTCCTGCTAACTGCAAATGCCCACACTCTAAGCAACCATTTAATTCTAGAGGATGTCTATAGAAATCAGGTTTTTCAAATAGGGCATTAGCAACCGGTGAATTTGGTAGTGCTAGCCAAGGGAATAATGCTTTACTGCCGCATGCACGGCAACTATCATACTTCAACATACTGTTCATGGAGAGGAGCAATTCTTACGATGTCTTCGTCATAGGTATCAGCATCACGTTTGTGTTCTGAGATAACAACCATGATAGAATCAGTTTCAAAAACCATTTCATGATCGATCAATGGACCAGTTTTAAACATATCGCCTTGTTTAAAATGTTCGCGGTGAATTGTATCCTCACCATGATTGCGCCAATAGAACATCATCTCACCTGTTACCAAATAACAAGTATGAGTATCTGTTTTGTGATAGTGGTTAGCACGAAGGGCTCCTGCCTTAGACCAAATCATTTGGACATTAGCGTCGCCATGTGTTAGTGGGAGAATAGTTCCGCGAGCATCGTGAAACCCAGCTTCAACTGGTACGCGGTGAGAGTCTGTTGTCATAATTACCTTTCAATTAATTACATACCAAGATGGTATAGTTCGTTTTTTCCAATTCGCAAGATGCCTTTTAGCACCTACATAATAATTTATATATGCCTGAATAGAATTGCCAGGAACCTTATATTCATCTGGCATAGCAGGAGTCGGTTCTGACCAACCTTCATTACCTATATTCTTAGGAATATTTTTTAACAGGACATAGCAAAGTCCGTCACGTTCTACCTTATGTGTTTTCCCATAACGATAAGTATATTCTTCACATAAGGCAATTAGCATATTAGCTAGCCAAAGATAATTTTCTGGAGACTTTCTAGTCCAAATTGCTGAAGGATGATTGATATGAGTAGAAGCATAAAGCAAATTATCGCGGTCGTCAGGAAGAACATATCGAGTTTGTTTTCGACCAGTTTTAGTGTGGCCAGTAACGATATTGCCATCAAGATAACGATGAGCAGTAGAAAGAAGTTGAGCATATTCGAGGATCATTTTCACGACGTGTTTGTCTGGGTGCATTTTAGCACATTCATATACATTATTATGTAGGTAAAATATATTCACAATGTTTCAATAGATTTAAGTATATTCATTATAGTATGTTTTGCTTTTGTAGATAGTGCAAAACAGGATTTGGCTTCTAATAAGGCTTTAATAACTTCTATAGGTTCATAGCTTTCTAGAGTTTTTTCAGTAACGTTTTCTTTAACATTACCAAACATATTTAAAGCAAAAATAGTCAAAAAGATTTCCTCTTCTGTATAAAGAGGAATCTTGTAACCTCGATAGTAGGTTCGTCTCTCAGGAAAGTTATAAATTGTTGCGGGCATATGAAATCCTCATTTCCCGATTATTTATAATTATTTGATAGATTTACTAGACTCCGCTTTATCTTTATCTTCACGCAATTCGATAAAAACGGGCAAGAACAAACTCTCAACCCCAGATTTATCTTTAATACGAGCATTATATTTTACAGTGATGATTTTTCCTATTACTTTTTTGGTATATTCATCACGCTGTTCGTCCGAATAACCTGAGCCGACATTTACTCGAATAACACCGTCGCTCGATTCACATACCAATGCTCCTAGACGGCCAACGTTTTTGCCTGTGCCTTCTTCCCAATCAACAACCTTAAGTTCGCATTCCAATTCGCCTTTAAACTTAATTTGTTCTTTGGAGCGTTTGTCTTGCCAAATACCTGTTTTAGATTTTAGAATAGTACCTTCTTGACCTTCGGAAAGAAACTTCTCAAAGATCTTTTGAGCAGTATAAAGGTCATTGACTTCTTTATTCCATACTGGAGATACATAATGTCTAAATTGAGTAAATTGATTATTAACATAGGAAATAGAATTAAGCAATTTAGCAAATCTAGTGTTATATTGTTCATTATCAATACCTTCGATGAATGAAGTATAAGGAATGGCATCCCACAATGTTGCTCGAACATTATCGGCTTCAATCTCATTCATTGTGCCTTTAATTGACTTAGACAAAATACCATTGCCTGTTTGTCGATTAACGGGTTTGCCTGCAAAGTCTGCAATCAATAGCTCGCCATCGAACACCATGTCTTGTTTATAATGTTCAGCCATTTTTACAAATGGTACTGAGAATGCAGGGTTAGGAATATTTAATTCTTTACCATTGCGAGATCTAAATTCTACCGTTGTACCTTTAACGATTGCGTTGAATCGCATTCCGTCAAGCTTGAGCTGGACATAAGCTGGGAATGAGATTTTGTCGACGAGCTTTTGGTCGTATCCAGAAGCCAACATAACTGGGTATGTCGAGATAGCTCCTGGCCAAATTTTATTAACAGTTGCTTCGGAGACTCCGCAACGCATGTCTTTTGCAATAATACGCTCAATGATTTTTGCATCTTCTGAACTCACCGATCCTAAAATAAATTGTAAATGGTTAATTGCATTATTGCCTGTCATCACCCTGTCTGACAACACACTAAGATTGTCCAATGCTTCTTCTAGTGTTTTTTGATGGATATCTGGAGCAGTTTGATATGTTGGAATTTTCCTGATATAAAACTGAGTAAAGGGATCCAACGCCAAATAAAATACTCTTTTAAGTAAAGTGTTATTCTTGTTTTTAATAAGAATTGCTTCTTTAGCTAAACGGGAATTGTCTGAAGCTAATTGTTCAAAAATATTGTAGATGTTGCTCATTTCTGCTCCTTAATGTCTTATTATAACACCAATTGGAAAGAATGTCAAGCAATATTTCCAAGAAACGGATTAAATTGTCCATTGATTGAGAATAATAATTTATATTTAATTTCTTCAGCAAGCATTTTTTCTTTGACCTTCTCAATAGCTTCTAGAGTAGGATAAACCCCCACAATCGTTTTACGTTTTACTCGGCGGATCTTATCGAGGTATTTTGCTTCTAGAATATATTGATTATACATTTGTTGTATCTTTGGCCATTGTTGTTGTAGTTGTAATAGTTTGATACATATTTTCAAACTCTTCATGTTCTTCAAGTTCTAAATTAAAGTTTTGTTTGTGGTATACTTTAGCCATACGACGGAATGTCTTTTTAGATAAATCATATT